CCAAAATTGTGATTTGTAGGTTCGAATCCTGCTACCTATGCAAAGGGAGAAGTGGTGTAGGTGGTTATTGCACGAGGGTCTGAAAAACCCTAGGCACAAGTTCAACTCTTGTCTTCTCCACAAATGAGAGTATGTCTGAATGGTTTAGGTCCGGGTTTGCAAAACTCTGGTATGTCAGTTCGAATCTGACTGCTCTCTCTACGGAAGATTAACTTATAAGGTATAAGGACTGTTTGCTAAACAGCTTGTTCATTAACTTGAATGTGGTTCGAGTCCACAATCTTCCGCTACTTTCACTAAAATCTAACCTAAAAAATTAATTTTTCTAAAAAAATATGTTAAAAAATTTGCATTTTTGAAAAAGTTGATATATCTTAGCTGCAGAATAAAATAAAATTTTAAATATAAAAACAATCGTTAATGAACAAAAATCAGCAAGAACCAAAACAAAAAAAGAATGCAATATCTGAAAGAATAAAGGATATTGAGAAATTAATTATTCCAAGAGGACATGCATTAATTGAAGTTATTGATCCTTATAAAGAATCAGGATCAAATTTAATCCTACCCGATGGAGTTGATATTACTGATATGAGTTACTTTAAAGTTATAAAATTAGGTGATGAAGATTTCTTTAAAAAACTGGATACCCCTGAAGCAAAAGAAAAACTAAATGAATTAGAACAAGTAACTAAAGTTGGTAATATTATTATTACTTTAAAACCTACAAGAACTCCAATATTAACCCATAAAAATAAAGAGTATTTAGTTGTACATACATCTAGCATTGAATGTCAAGTTGAACCAGATAATTTTAGTGATAAGCAAGTAGGAACCAGTTTGTTAAATTAAGTTAAGTGAGAGGGATTAATTTCCCTCTTTCTTACTTATATTAAATTTTATGTTATGAAAATAGAAATTGATACAACAAATAAAACAATTACTCTCTTAGAAGATATTACTTATAAAGAGATAAAGGAATTATTCCCAGGACTTGTACCTGATATTAATGATTACACAATTAAATATGAACCTGATAATGTGATTTATTCTCATTCTATTGGATATTTACCTCAAAGAATAACTGATTTAAATGTTAATTACATGCAAAAAAGATGAGCAATAAAAATAAACCACTTAAAGAATTAAGTAAGAAAGAGTTTGATGAATCTTATGAAGAATTATTAGCTAGTCATGATGGTAAATGGGATAAATATCCATTACCTACTAAAAAAGATTTAATTAATCATGCAATACAATTAGGTCAAATAAGTTTAACTAAAGCAGTAAAATTATATGGGAAAATATAAATGTATAAATAAGAAATGTAAGAAATATGATGAAGTAGTAACTGCTAATACTCATATTATATATAAAGAACACGAAACTAGAGATAAAGCTGCTCCATGCCCTGAATGTGGAGAAATAAGAGAAATGGCTAATGATGGATTTGCGAGAACCACATTAGCTAAAGGAAACCCTAATATTTATAGAGGGGAATAATTATGATTTATATTACCAGAGATAGAGCTGAACAAGTACTTCCTTTATATCCTAATTTATTTTTAAGTAAAATAGGAAATAATTTAGAAATTAAAACATATGTTCATGTTGGTGAATATTATGTTTTATTAAAAGAATCTGTATCTTGGAAAAATTATATTAATTATGTTGATTTAATGAAATTTACAGATTCAATTCAAGTTACTGTTAATAAAATGAAAAAGAACTTTAAAATAAAAGAATTTTTAAAAACTAAAAATTTAGATAGGATGTCTATTTATAAAATAATATAACAATGAAATTACAAATAAAAGTAAATAATGAATTAGATTTTTTTAAAAAACTCCTTATGATACTATCTGATACAAGACCTGTATCTTTACTTAGACCTAGGGAGAGAGAACTATTAGCTTATCTTTTATATTACAATAATAAATATAAAGATAGAGATGTTGAAGAAAGGGAAAAATTAGTATTTCATAAATCAACATTAATTGATATTTGCGAGGCTATGGATATTGACATGCAAACTTTCTATAATAATAAAAGTCATTTAAAAAATAAAAAGATACTTTCAGATGGGTACTTATCAAAATTTTTTATAAATTTATATTATAAAAATAATTTTAGTATAACTTTTAATTTAACGGATGGAAGAGATTGAACAAAAAATGATGATTTCAGATTCTTTTACTTATAGTAAACTTATTATAAATGATATTGATATGTTCCTGGATATTAAGAGAGAATTTGAAGAAGGTTTTAATGATTACAAAGAAACAGGTGATTCAACATTAATTAATAGTTTAAATTGCAATAATGATGGTGATAATTTTATAGTTGTTGCTACATCTTGGAAAAATTTTATTTTAAATTAAGCGTATGATAAAAACAACAAAGTTAGATCAAATTCAATTATTTCTTGAAAATAATAGAGGATACCTCAAATGGGGTAAAGATAAATTAGCAAAAAAATTAAATTGTAAACCAGGTGATATAATAGAAGTAAGACGAAAGATATATAATGGAGATAAAGTTAATTTTATACATTTACCTAATATATTAATACTTGATATTGAAACAGCTCCTCTTAAAGCCTTTGTGTGGCGTAGATGGAAACAAAATATATATTTAGACCAAACTATCAGTGAATGGTATATGTTAACTTGGTCAGCTAAATGGTTAGGTAGTGATGAGGTAATGTCAGCAAGATTGACAGGAAAAGAATCATTAGATGAAAATGATGAAAAAATAGTAAAAGAATTATGGGATATTCTTAATGATGCTGATATAGTAATTGCTCATAATGGAGATAAATTTGACATACCTAAAATTAATAGTAGGTTTATAATAAATAATCTTCCCTCTACAAGTTTTTATCAGCAAATAGATACTAAAAAAGTAGCAGCAAAACAGTTTGGTTTTAGTAGTAATAAACTTGATGCTTTAGCTACTTATTTTAATATACCTAATAAAATTAAAACAGAAATGCAGCTTTGGGTTGATTGTGTCAATGGTTCAGAAACAGCTTTAAAGAATATGGAAACATATAATATTGAAGATGTTAATATATTAGAAAAAGTTTATTTAAGATTACGTGGATATATTAAAAATCATCCCAATGTAACTTTATATGATGATGTTTCAGATCCAAATAGATGTCCTACTTGTGGAAGTGATGAGAAACAGGAAGAAGATTTTTATTATACAACTGTAGGTCAGTTTCAAGTATATAGATGTTTGTCTTGTGGAGCATTATATAGATCTAGAAAAGCTGTTAAAAGAGGTGTTGTAACTGCAAATTTAAGTTTAGGAAGATAACATGCATAGTTTAGAAATGAAGGAAGAAATAAGAAAAATTTCTTCAAAACATAATATAAAAGTAGATCAGGTCAAGGAACTTATTTATTTTATGTTTAAATTTGTCAGAGAAATTATACGAACTGCTGACAGATATAAAGAATATTTCCCTGTAGTCAGATTAATGGGTATAGGGGTATTCTTTGTATCAGATTCTCGTAAAAAAAGAATTAAAAAGAAAATAGAAAATGATAAGAATAAAGATTTATATAACAGGTGAAAAAGATAAAACTCCTTATGAGTATGATGGTCGATTGATACCAATGATAAATGATATTATAGAAATTCCACAAAGAGGGATGTTTATAGTTAAAGAAAGAATTTTTGAAGTAAACAAACCAAATAAAATTATTTTGGTAGTTAAAAAATACAAATAATGGAGAGTTTATTAGGAAATTATACAGATAAAACAAACTTTTGGAAATTATATCCTACATTTATAAAACCCAAGATTTATAATGATTTATATAAAAGTGATAAATCTAAAAGTAAATCTAAATCTAGTCAGATTATGTGGGCAGTTGTTTTTATATATGATAAAACAGCTGTTAATCCTTATAAAAATTTACAACTTGATGAAAAGATTCAGGTTATAAATGAGGATATTTTAAACAATAGTGAATTTAATTGGGAACCTTATGAAAAGTTGTTGCAATTTTCTGAAAATCTTTTTATGACAGAAATAGAAAGATCTTATTATTCTTATTTAAATAAGATGGAAGAAAGAAGAAAACTTATTGAAGATACGGCATATACTTTAAAAAATGCAGAAGCTTTGGATAAAATGATTAAATCAACAGAACAAATAAGAAAAGAATTAGAAAATTTGGAAAAACTTGTTAATTTACAAGAATCAGGAAGTAAAACAAAAGGAGATATTATTGAATCAGCTAGTGAAAAAGGATTAGTTTAATGGAATTTATTAAAATAAGAAATAGAAAAAATTTTTTATTACCAGAAGTACCTGTTATAAACCCTTATTCTCGTAAATATGTAACTTGGTGGAAAGAGGATAAGAAAAGATGTGTTGAAGGGTTATGGTCAGTTGATGATGAAAATATTAATTTAAATATTATAGATGAAGCTCCTGATGATAAAATTAAGAGTAATAAATGGAGATGGATTCCACCTAATACTTATTTCTATGTAAATCATGGTAATATATATAAAAATATTAAAGGTACAACATCTGGAGCTAAAGTGGTTGGTAAACCTGATTTAGATGATATTGAATGGGAATTTGGTTATAATTGGATAGAAGCTCGTGGATTTAGCGGATTTGAATTTGATGATAAATATTCGTGTAATAGATTTTTACTGGAGAAGGATTATACAAATGAAGATCTGTTACGTCGTTGTATGGATGAAGATGGTAATATAATAGATTTATTATGGGGTAATTATTTTAAACCTAATGGTCAACGTAAAGAATATATTTCTGTAAGAGATTATTTAAGAAAATATTTTGATAAACCAATGGGTAGACCTATTTATGGTAATATTCCTCAAAATTTAATGATACTAGGAACTAGAGATGGTGGTAAATCTTATTTAGTAGCTAATCAAGCTATTTTACATGAAATTATTTTTGATGGTGCAAGGTATTACGATAAATCTGATCCCGTGATTAGTTCTGCTGCTGAAATTGTAGTTGGGGCAAGTATTTCAGATAAATCACGAGATTTATTAAATAAAGTAAAATTAACAATGGATTATTTACCAGGATCATGGAAAAAAGGAACTTCAGAAGAAGTCAAGTCTCCTTATTTTAAACATATGTCTGGTAGTTTAGGAGCTAATAAAGATTGGGTTCATTCTTACAGGAAGAAGATTGGTGGTGATTGGAAAGATGCAGGATCTGGATCTAAAATTAAACATAGAATTTTTACAACAGAAAATCCTGAAGCTGCTGCAGGTGGTAGGCCAGGAACCATAGTTGTAGAAGAGGTTGGATTAGTAGGAAATATATTAAGCATACATAGTAGTAATGATGCTGCTCAAAATGACGGTGGTGAAAAATTTGGTAGTTCTTTATATATAGGTACTGCTGGTAACATGGAAAAAATTATAGAATCTGAGTTAATATTTCATGATCCAAAAGGGTTTGATTTTCTAGAGTTTACTAATGATTGGGAAGATGGTGGTAAAATATGTTGGTTTATTCCAGCAACTCATATGGCTAGAAAATTTAAAGATAAGAACGGAAATACTCTTGTTGATCTTGCAAATAAACATTTTGAAAAAAGAAGGAAAAATAAGAAAAAAGCTGCTTCAAAAAAGGCTTTAGATGGGGAATTAATGAACTATCCTTTAAAACCTTCAGAAATGTTTATTAGTAAGAATATTAATAAATTTAGTATGCATGATGTTAAAACAAGAGTAAAAGATTTATTAAGTGGAAATAATAATGAACTAAGAATTTCTTTAAAAGGATTTTATGAAATAGATAGTGAGAGTGGTATTCCTAAATTTAAAACAGATAAGAATGCAACACCTGTAAGAGAATTTCCTTTAAAGAAAGGTACGGGTAATATTGAAGGTTGTATAGAAATATTTGAAACACCTTTTAAAAATGCTGAAGGTTTAGTGCCACCAAATGTGTATGCTGCAGCATTAGACCCTGTAGATGATGATGATAATGATAAAGTATCAAGTTCTTTACAGTCTACTTATGTAATTAACCTATTAACAGATAGGGTTGTAGCTGAATATACAGGTCGAACTAAATTTGTAAAAGATTATTACGAACAAGTAAGAAGAATGCTTATGGATTATAACGCTACACTATTATATGAAAATCAGAAGAAAGGATTGTTTACATATTTTGATCAAAAAAATTCATTATATTTATTGGAAGATACACCACAAGCATTAAGAGATATGGATTTACAAAAAGGTTCTTCTGTAGGTAATAAAGGAAAAGGTGTATATGCAACAGATAAAATAAATTATTGGGGACAACAACAATTATTACCTTCTTATTTAGAAAGACAAGCTTATAATAGAGATATAGGAGTTACTAATTATTATATATTTAAGTCATTAGGTGGTTTAAGAGAAATGTTATTCTATGATGGAAAGATTAATACAGATAGAATATCAAGTTTAGGGCTCTTAATGATATCAAGAGAATTAAAATTAAAACATAAAGTAGATGTTAATAAGAAAAAGAAAAGAATTGCTGACGATCCTTTCTTTAACAGACATAATCATTTAATGAGGAATGCAAAATTACCTCATATAGACGAGTATGGAAAAATTACTTATTAATAGCTATATAGAAAAAAATTTTATTATAATAAATCTAATATATTGTTTAAATTTACAAAAAATATCATAATATGATCTATTCTATAAATTCAGGAATACCTCAAGTATTTCCTTCTCAAAAGAAAACTGATGCTCAAAAGACAGATAAATGGATGAAAGAATGTGTTGATGCTGGAGTTGAGCTTGTTGATTGGGAGAATAATGCAGACTTAAGAAAGAGTAAGAAAGAAATGGTTACTCTTTATAATTTAGTTAATGGTATTATAGACCCTTCAGATAAAAAGAAAATAACAAACCCTTTAAATTTAGAAGGATATGATTTTCCTGGTACAGCGCAAACATATCCTTTAATAACACCTTTATTAAGTGTATTAACTGGTGAAGAACGAAATAGAGTACATAATTTCAATGTATCTGTTGTAAATCACGATGCTGTTAGTCAAAAGCAAAAAGATATAAGAGCAGAACTTGATAAATTCTTAATGAGTCAAGTTCAAAATTCAGGTAAAAATGAAGAGGAAATTCAAAAAGAATTAGAAGGATTAGGACAATGGGCTAATTATACTTATAGAGATATAAGAGAAAGAATGGCTTACCAGTTATTAAGTTATTTAAGACAACATCTTGATATGGATTTTCAGTTCAATGCAGGATTTGAAAATATGTTAATAGTTGGTGAACAACTTCATGTTGCTGATATTGTAGGTGGTGAACCAGTAATGCGTAGAGGAAATCCTTTAAATTTTACATTTGTAAGATCCAGTGATTCTCCTTATCCTGAAGATTCCGATATGATTATAGAAGATGGTTATTTAAATGTAGGACAATTAATTGATGAATATTACGATGTATTAAAAGAAAGTGATATTAAAAAATTAGAAAAAGGTAGTTCAGCTAATAAAGGTTTAACTAATTCGATGTTTACTCATCAACATTTAAGTCCTGAGTATTCTGTAGATGATTTAATAGGAAGTTCTGATGAAGACTCAATTCTTTCAACACCTAATATATTTGGTACTTATAGTTTATCTGGTGGATTTGACGAGAATGGTAGAGTGCGTAGAACCAGAGTACTATGGAAATCAATGAGAAAAATAGGTATTGTAAAATTTACTGATGAAAACGGTGATTTAATTAAAGCTTTAGTACCTGAACAATATGAAGCAGATGAAGAAAGAGGTGAAGAAGTAGAATGGCATTGGATATCTGAATGGTGGGAAGGTACAAAAATAGCTAATGATATATATGTTAAAATACAACCAAGACCTGTACAATTTAGAGAGATGACAAATCTATCTAAATGTCATCCTGGAATTGTTGGTATTATAAATAATGTAAATAGTTCTAAGGTAACATCTTTTGTATCTGCATTAAAACCTTTACAATATCTTTACGATGAATTTACATACAGAATGCAAACTTTATTTATGACTTCTTATGGAACTATTGCTACATTAGATATATCTCAAATTCCTGATGGTTGGAATATGGATAAATGGTTATATTACGCAATAACTCATAAATGGGCTGTGAAAGATCCTATGAAAGAAGGTAATGAAGGTGCCGCAAGAGGAAAATTAGCAGGACATATGAATCAAGGTCCTAATACCTATGATTTAAGTCAGGGTAACTTGATACAACAAAACTTACTAATGATGGAGTATATTGAGAATAGAGCTAATGAAGTAGCTGGTATTACTCCTCAACGTAAAGGTAGTATAAGTAATAGAGAAACTGTTGGTGGTGCAGAAAGAGCTGTTGTTCAAAGTTCTCATAGAACAGAGAAATGGTTTAGTTTACACGATCATGTTAAATTAAGAGCTTATAGAATTTTAATTGAAACTGCTAAAGCTGCTTGGAAAGAGCAATCATTCAAAAGAAAATTCTTTATGGATGATATGACCGAGGCTTTACTAGAATTTGATGGACAATCTTTCAATGAAGCTGAATATGGAGTAATGGTTAATAATGCAACTCAGGATACTAAACTTAAAAGTCTTCTTGAAAATAGTATGCAAATATTACTTCAAAACAATGTTCCTGTATCTAGTATTGTTGATATTTATAGAACTGGAGATCTTTCTACAATGCAACGTAAGATTGAGCAAAAAGAGCAAGAAATTGCACAAAGAGAAGCTGAG